GGAGATGCAACGCTTCCCGGCGACTACAGCACAGCTCTTGAGCTTGTGTCCGGAGTTCGTGAAGAATTCTACAGTTTACCCGCTTACGTTCGAGCAAAATTTGGTCATGATCCTATGAATTTCATCGACCATTTGAATGATCCTGCAACGCTCGAATATCTCCGACAACAAGGTCTGTATGGTAGTAAATCTACCTTTGACGAACCACAACAGTCCGTAAGTAGTGAACAAATGCAAGAAAAAAGTAACACTTTAGAACAAAATAATGAAGAAACACAAAAATAGGCGTCACCGAAGCCAGTTACTTACTTGATGTAACTGGCGTAGGTGACGCAAAAATAATCTAAAACCTAATAATAATTTGCTTTAGGTTAATTATTAGGTTTACACTTCGAAGAAGGTGATATTTTGGCTCAAAAAAAAATAAGAGTTCGAGGACATCGCTTCAGCGATGCTCCTGCAATGTACATGAAAAGGACTAAGTTTGACCGTTCCCATGTTTATAAGACAACTTTTGATTCAGGCAAGCTTATACCTGTATTTGTTGATGAGGTTTTGCCTGGCGATACTGCTCGTATGTCTGTTAATTACTTCGCTCGTTTGGCTACTCCTATTAAGCCTATCATGGATAATATTTATCTGGACTGGTTTTTCTTTTTTGTACCAAACCGCCTCGTTTGGGAACATTGGCAGAACTTCTGCTTTGAGCAGGAAGACCCTGATGATAGCACTGATTATGTTATCCCTACCGTTTCTGCTACTGGTAACTCTAAAAATGACTACATAGGCTCTCTTTGGGACTATTTCGGTTTGCCCGTAAATACGTCTGGTAATATATCTGGTATTAGTGCTCTTCCGTTTCGTGGTGTTTACCTTATTTGGAATGAATGGTTTAGAGATGAAAACCTCCAAAAATCCGTCAAGATTCAGAAAGGCGATACTAACGAAGTTTTAAACTCTGCCCGGGTTTCTGATCAACCTTCTTGGTTGTTCAAGTCTGGATCTAACATTTTTCCCGGATATCCTTGCCCCCCTCGCGGTAAGCGCCATGATTACTTCACTTCTGCTCTGCCCTGGACACAGAAGGGACCAGGTGTTTCTATAGGTCTTGCTGGTACTGCTTCTATAGTTGACCCTACACCTGATAATGGCTATCTTCTCCATAGTAACGCTAATCAGCTCGCCGCTGTTTCTGCTTATGGCGGTAGCGCCTCTTCTTCAGGCGGTAAAAGAATGGCATCAGGTAATGGAGTTGTTACGTTCTCCCGTTATGCTTCTGAATTTAGTACTGTAGGCGGTTTTGCTGGTAATACTGATGGTCCGGTAACTATTTCTGCTCAAGTTGGTTCTGCTTACCTTGGCAATGATTCTTATGTTGATTTGGACTCTTCAAGCATTTTTACAATCAACAGTCTTCGCACAGCTTTCCAGATGCAGAAGTTCTATGAACGTCTTGCTCGTGGTGGTACTCGGTATACAGAAGTTCTCCGTTCTTTCTTTGGTGTAGTTTCTCCGGACGCCCGTCTTCAGCGTCCTGAATTTCTCGGCTCCTTTACCAAAATGATAAATGTCAATCCAATAGCTCAAACTTCTGCAACCGACGATATCTCTCCTCAAGGCAATCTCTCTGCTTATGGTGTTACTGCCGCTAAGTTCCATGGTTTTAATAAGTCTTTTGTTGAGCATGGCTATATTTTTGGTTTTGTATGTGCTCGTGCTGATCTTACTTATCAGCAGGGTATTAACAAGATGTGGCTTCGCTCTACTGTTTATGATTTTTATTGGACTACATTCGCTCATCTTGGCGAACAGGCTATTGAGCTTCGTGAGATTTATGCTCAGGGTTCTGAAGCTGATACTACTGTTTTTGGCTATCAGGAACGTTATGCCGAATATCGCTATAAACCTTCGCAAATTACAGGTAAGTTTCGTAGTTCTGTAGTTAATGGTTCTTTGGATATGTGGCATTTGTCCCAGTTCTTTAAAAATGCTCCAACTCTTAATGAAGAATTCATAGTCGAAAATCCACCTATTGAGCGTATTATCGCTGTTCCCAGTGAGCCTGAATTCTTGCTTGACATAGGCTTCCGTTACACTACTGTGCGTCCTATGCCTATGTTTGGTACTCCCGGCCTTGTTGATCATTTCTAGAAGGAGTTGGTTTTATGTCATGGCTTTCTAATACTTTAGGCAGTGTTGCTGGTTCTGTTTTAGGATCTGCAGTTCAGAATCATTACAATTCTGCTAATGCCGCACAGGCTAACGCTTGGAACGTTGAAAACTATAAACATCGTTATCAATGGGCTGTAGAAGATATGCGCAAGGCTGGCCTTAATCCTATTCTTGCCGCTACTAATGGTATAGGCGGTTCTATATCTGGTGCTTCGGCTGCTTCTGTAGGTATGAGTGATATAGGTTCTACCATGAACTCTGCTAGAGCCGCTAGCGCCGCTGAAAGGCAGGCTAAGAATGCCGAGAATCTTTCAGTATCTCAAATTGAAAAAAACGTCGCAGATGCCGATTCTGTGCGTCAGAGCACCCATGGTATAGTTCTTCAGAATGGTATTCTTGCAAATGATTTGAATCTTCGTGAGCAGACTTATGAAAAGCGCCTTGGTTACGAACTTGAAAGGATGAATTTGGAGCTTGAAAACCTTCGGCTTCAGGGTTCTTATATTAGCTCTGGTATTTTGAATAATATTGCTTCTGCTAACAAGGCTAATTCTTCTGCTGCTTTTGATAATATTCAAACTGAAATGGCAGGTATGGAACGTGATTTTTATAAGAATCTTGAAAGTCTTACAGGCGCTCCCAGATCTGTTGCTACTGGCGTTGGTTCTGCTATCAAAAATGTTATAGGCTTCTTCGGAGGTCGTTATTTTGGAAGGAGTTAATTTTATGTCTAATAAAACTACTATGATTCTTACTTTTATCGTTTCTGTTGTTGTCCCTTTTATTCAGGAAGTTGTAGATCTGATCGAAGCTCTGAAAGGTAAAGCTTCTTCGAATACTGTTACTGCTAAAAAGGTTGCCTCGGATTTTCAAGCCGATGTTGCGCAACTTGTTGAGCCAGTTGCTAATAAGAATGATTCTAAAAAAACTAGCCGTTTTTTCGGTTCTTGGAGGGATGCTAAATGAGACGTCGTCGTTTATCTAAACGAGGTTCTCGTCGTCTTTTTCGGCGTACCTCCAGATCTAGGCGTAGAAATTTTAAGAGAGTAGGACGAGGTGGTTTTAGGATTTGACATTCTGATTTAATCCTGATACAATCGGTACAGGTGATTAATATGGTTTGTTATAATCCTATTCTTATGTGCTCGGTTGAAGGAGCGATTACTAAAAGTGGAAAACAACATTATAGTTTTTACGGTAGCCTTGCCTCTCACCCTGAGCTTGCTTGCGATAGCCGCTTCATTCGTTGTTCTTGTAAACAATGCATTGGTTGTCGTCTCGAAAATAGTAGACAGTGGGCTGTCCGTGCTGTTCACGAAGCCCGTTCTTCGTCTTCTGCTTATTTCGTCACTTGCACTTTCGACGATTATCATTTGCCACGTGATAAAAGCTTAAGCAAGAAATTTCATCAGACTTTCATGAAAAATCTTCGTCGTGAGTATGGCAGTGGTATTCGCTTTCTTGGCTGTGGTGAATATGGTGAACTTCATGGTCGTCCCCATTATCATTACATTTTGTTTAATATTGATTTTGATGACAAAATTTTTCGTTTCCGGACAGATGGTTATAATACTTATACTTCTTCTCGTTTTGCCAAAGTATGGAAATACGGTTTGCATCTTATTGGTGAGTTTAGCTTTGATTCTGCTGCCTATGTCGCTCGCTATATAGTTAAAAAGCAGACAGGTAAAGATGCTCCTTCTCACTATAAAGGTCGTATTCCTGAATTCATGGTTGCTTCCAATCGTCCCGGCATAGGTGCTAAATGGCTCGAAGACCATGGTGAAGAATGCTATGCCAATGATTATGTTGTTATCAACGGCAAAAAGATGCGTCCTCCTCGTTATTATGATAAAAAATTTGACGAAACGCATCCTCACTGGATGGAATATATTCGTTATAATCGTATTGAGAAGATGCTTCATAACTTGGAGAATAATACTTTTGAGCGTTTGGTTGACCGCTGTCGTGTTCAGGAAGGTAAGTATAAGTTTTTTCTCGGCAGAAAGCTTGACAAAGTATTATGACTGTGTTACTATTTAGTCAGAAATGAGGTGATGCTTATTAGTGAATTTGAAGCTGTTAAAAATTTCTGTCGTTATCGTAATATTTCTTTTGACTACTCTTTTCGTGGTAGTAAATATGCCGCTTACCGTCTTAAGCCTGATGGTTCTAGGGTTATTCGCCTTGATAATGACTATTTTGTTATATCAGCTATGCTTTATCTTATGATTCGTAGGTATTTAATTGCATTTAGAAAAGGAGATGGTTCCGCTGAGACTTTATTCCATTTATGACTCCAAGGCTGAACAGTTCAGTCCTCCGCAGGTTTATCATAACGATATGCTCGCTCTGCGAGCTTTTGAGGGTATAGTTAACGATGATAAAATGCTTATTAAAAAGTATCCTGAAGACTTTTCTCTTTATTATGTTGGTAATCTCGGTGACAGCGACGGTCGCTATTACATTGAGAATTGTGACGAGTCCCACATTCCTGTCATTGTTGGTCGCGCCATAGAGTATGTGCAGACTATTGACAGTGATTCTACTAAATGATAATCTAATAAAGAGCGTATCAGAAAAAGGACGATCTCATTGAGATCGCCCTTTTTTTGTGCGCTACGCCCGCCGCGTCTAGGCGCCTGTGAAAGGAGGTGAAACTATGAAATTTAAGACAGCTTATGATCCTGTAGAAGATCATGATCATTGCGGCATTGAGTTTACCATGCCCTCTCTTACGGTTCAGGACGAGAAAGAAGAAACTGATATTAATTACATCGTAAATAAGTATGCAGACGGTCAGAAAGGTATTATGACTCTTGACCTCGGTGATAGTTCGCAATACGCTTACCTGCAGTTTGGAGATGCAACGCTTCCCGGCGACTACAGCACAGCTCTTGAGCTTGTGTCCGGAGTTCGTGAAGAATTCTACAGTTTACC